ACCAGTAGTAGTGCGGGAGGTTGACCAGTTCGTAGCGGTATTACCCGCGTTAGACATCAGTAGAGCAGCAGCATCAGCACCAGCGCGGAAAGTAGGTTGTGACCCATCACTAACAACAGGAACCACCCCACCAATGGGAACTGTAATCGCAGGACCTTTCTGAGGCCACGGACGAGCAGATGTGAAATAATCTTTCTCCCAGGCTACATTTTGTAACACAGTATTTGTAGTACTATCGAAACCTGACGTTTTATCGATTGTAAGAGGAGTTTCTAAGTCTTGATCTCTATACCACTCGTTCCAGATCAAAGCGTATCCTCTATGAGGTAACGCAGAATGTTGACCAGCGAAACCAGGAGGAACACCGAGATAATCCATGAGGGACCCCACAGCGTACCCACCGCCACCAGGATTAGAAATAGGAAACGACGACGCATCATCGCCATCAGGACCACCAGTAATAAAATTTTCCCAATCATCCCAGATGAGGCGATGCGGAACAAACCAGTGATGTATACGAATGTCCACCGGATGCATAATGGGCGCCAGCATCGGGTTTGTGCGTACAAGGACGGAGGTTGCCTGCTGAATACTATCGCCAGGAAGCACCTCAGTGAGGGCGCAGGGGATAAGCTCACCCATATTGCAACTCACCAGCTTGGAATGGGAGAGGGAATGTTTAGATCGCTTCATAGTTTACCCCTTTGAGAATATATCTTCTGCTTAGTTATCTGCTGTAAAATTTTCTGTTGGGTTTTGCTCCTGTTGAACGCCGTAAGCGTCTCAGTAGTTTTAGAATTTTCGTACACGCGGAGCATTTCTTTAAATTTTGCGCGTGCTTCTTCTGGATAGGATACCGGTGTGACACCGAGTTCTGTCCTTAATCTGTCTCTAACGTATCGGTCAAGCGGAAGTGAATTTCTGCCGGTTTTGAACATCGACGGCACATCGCCTGTAGCTGCAATGTATTGTTGACCAGCTTTACCTGAAAAGGCCTCTGCAAAACCATGTATAGCGGGAGCGCCAATTCCCGGGCGCAACGACATCCTTGCAAATTCTGGATGTATGCCAGGAGATAATCTGGGATCATCAGACCGGGTAAGTTTTTTTGTGACATAACCAGCTATGTACCTTGCGGATTGGATGGTAAGGTCACCTGTATCTGTAAGTCCCTTTCCCCAAGTACGCCTAATATCCAGGGCATCTGATCGTCCAACACCGAACATCGCAACGTGATAGTGTGGCCGCCATGTGAGGTCACCATACTCGCCAACAGCGAAATAACGGAAAGGCTTGAGTAATCGATACCGCTTAAGCCACAGCTGCAAGTCTCTAGGGACCAACGTTCCACCATCTGGAATATTCTCCTCGTCATAGGTGAGCGTAATAAAGGAAGCCTGCGGATGTACGCAGGCCTCCAATACTAGACGGGCGGTCCATTTGCGCGCTTTGTTTATACGACAAGGCATGCATTGCGAGCACCCGAAAGACGCACCTTTCTTAGTGAAGGGTTTGAAACACTGCACGGTTACATCCGGAAGCCAATACGGATACGACGGCCCGCACGTCCGCGACGACGACCATAAGAACGACGGCGCCCATAAGAGCGGCGACGACCATAAGAACGACGGCGGCGACGATAGCGCATGAGGATTTACTCCTTCTTGTTTTTAGTAAGGCAAACCAGGGATTTGGAAAGCCCTCGAGCGAGGACGCTGATAGAACTCTTGAGTTAGAGCATTCCAGCGCCATTCATAACCGGGGCGAGGTGGGTGCCGACGGTTAACTTCACGTACCACATTTTGATGCGGCACAATATTATTCCTAATAGCCCAGCCCATCTCCAACATAAAGTTATCTTCTATACGCTGCTTAGTGTCAGCAGACGGAACGATACCGTAGCCGTTGCTAGTACGGGACAACGAATAGTCGGTAATCACGCCAGGAGATCGCTCCGGCGCACCAGGAGAGCCTACGGTAACTCTGTCAGGTTGAGGACTAACAGAACCAGCAGCAGGAAGGGATGGACCCACTTGCGCGGAATTTAAACGCGCGATCTGCGAGCGTAAGAGCTCGGTCTCCATATTCATATTCGCTATTCGTGCCTGGTTGTATTCAGCCTCCTGCGAGGCTGCGAGAGTAGCAGCGCCAGCTGCACGACGGCGTTCAGCTTCAGTCTGACCAGCTGCCATAGCACGAGAAATATCCTGTCCTACAGCACCAAACGTGCTGTCCTGAAAGTTAGTGGATGAAGGAGTGAACGACATACCAGTAAAGCCGAGAGCGGCCATTGGATGTATGCCAGCCTTTTTAGCGTCAGCCACACGCCATTGAATTTGATTTTGGAGCGTGTCCATTTGCAGCTGACGATTTGCAGCGGCTTCTTTTTTCGCGCTGCGATTGTTCTTAAGACCAGTAACGGCATCTATAGCCGAACCGATTGCAGGAAGTGCATTAAGAAAGCCCATTAGCAGCGTACCTCTGACCAGTAATTACGGCGCGGTTTTTTGTGTGGCGCGCCACGACCACCAGTTTTTTTTAGTGCGTGGAGTACTTCTTTACGACGTTTACGACGTACACAGATCATCACTTGCCAGGGATACTGGAAGCCTATGCGTGTCGAGAAATGATCAGGAATGTAAGCACGGTACGGAACACCGTATTTATCCTTAAGCCGATGCTCTCGAGGTTCGTGGAAGGAGCGACGCCGGATCCGGCGATCAAGCTCACGTTGAGCGAGAATGTGCTCGAGAGGGACGCGACCACCATAGGGCGCCAGGCGCGCCAAGCGATGACCTTCAGGGACGATGACGATGCGCGGCCGGCCGATCATCGATCGCGGAGACGGGCCGGCCGGAGGCATGTTGTTAGGGTGCCAGCGCCGGCGGTCTTCGAAGTTTGTCAGATCGACCAGCCGGGACGACTGCCGTTCCCGATATTGGGCAAGCCAAGCGTCATCAAAGATGTCGGTGGGGGCAGCTGCGCTAGCGTTGGGTGAGGCAACGCGCCCCCGGGATCGGCGTCGAGGCATTTGCTGTCACCTAGCACAGTACACAACAAGGAGTGTGTACGGTAGGCGCGCTCGCCGCGCATGGCAACCCCGCCGTTCCGGGGGGAAGGCGGGGGTGCGGTAGTTTGTTAGTGCTGCCGAAAGTCAACCCACAAGGGGTATGACTTTACGTCTTGTTAGTCAGGAGGTCCACCAGCTTTTCGTTTGTCTGGTTTAGGTCCCTCTCTATCGCTTTCGCGTTCTTCGCTGCGAGGCTCAACGCTTCTTTTGCGTCTTTTAAGCTCGCTTGTAACATAGTCTTTCTCTGCATCAGCCCAGCCTTGGTTTCTGTCATAGTCTTCGACCTCCTGGGACATTTCGTGTTGTGAGGTAGGAAAAATATCGTCCTCTACTTCGAAATCGTCCGCTTCATCGAATGTCTCATAACCATTAGCCTCTGCATAGAGGGAAACTTCGTATTGAACGAGACGTTGAACCTGTGAGGATATAGTCTCCGCTGTACGGAAACGGATAGGGATAGCTACAGTATGATCGCCGGGAACCTCGTGTCCTTGGGCGTTGAGGATGGATTTGGGTTTGGGTTGCGGTTTGTCCGCTTTATCAGGTTGCTTAGTAGATGGCACTGTTACCTCCAGTTTTCATAACTAGGCGCCGGGCTTGGATGGAGTGATTGCACATGATCCACAGCGCGTCTTGATCTGCGTCGGTCACTGTGAACACACGTTTAGTAGGATCGGCTCGGACGAAATCGTCGTTTAGCGTGGGGCCAGTAGAGAAGATGCGGCCCATATGCCAATAGTCCAGCTCAGTAGTGCGAAACTCACCAGAAACAGAACTTTCCGACCGACGGTATTCATCGTAACGGTCTTGATAACCGAAGACACCGTCCTGTTGAGCGTGTCCCATGTAGAGCTCTTTATTGAGTATCTCCTGTTGTCCAATAAGCTGGAGTTCCTTCTGAAAGAAGTCCTCTTTAGTGCGACGGTTGAATGTACGGGGCAAGCCTTGCGTGTACATGGTTTTAGGCTTGACGGAGAGAAGTGAAAAGACATAGCCGTGTTCCTCAAAGAACCGTCTGTATCGATTACTGCGCATGACACCAATACCGTGGCCGAACATATTGCCCGGCCCTTCACTGTCATCACCATCGGTAGTAACGCCGGTTTGTAGGACCTCAGAAATCTGTAAGCGCTGGCGACCGCCTCCAAGGTACTCAGGCCGCTGGAGACGTGCGTCGGAAGATCGAACACCGAGATATCGTAGGTACTCGACATATCGTGATCCATATCGCGCGCGAGCTTCTGCATATCGCTGTAAAGCAAAGGCTTCGCGGAGAGCATTGATTTCAATAGCTGTTGCGGTTCCAAGATCAGCCTCCAAGCCTGTATTGTCAAACAGAACGCCACCAGTAGTAGTGCGGGAGGTTGACCAGTTCGTAGCGGTATTACCCGCGTTAGACATCAGTAGAGCAGCAGCATCAGCACCAGCGCGGAAAGTAGGTTGTGACCCATCACTAACAACAGGA